GCGAGCCGCGCGGTCGCGTCTTCGATCGCCGTCTGCGTTAAGGCGCGCAGCCGCAACGGGTCAGCGGGCATAACGGCTACTCATATCGCTAGCTCTAACACTTCCTGCTGCAAGCGGCGGGCGGCGATGTCGCAGTACGCCTCGACTAGCTCAATACCCATATACCGATACCCTAGTTCTTTGCATGCCTGTGCGACCGGCCCACTGCCCATATACGGGTCAACCACGAGCGCGCCGGGCGCGAGCTTGGCGCGCAAGAGGCACCAGCGCATCAACGCGACGGGCTTCTGTGTGGGATGCTTGCGCCGCTCGTCTCTCTCGCTGGCCTTAATCATTCCGCGCCAGAGATGGCGGTAGAGCCGCATAGGGCCGCCTAAGTTCGTCCAGGCCGCTTCACAATCGGCCTTTGCGTCCGAGGCCGTGCCGTCGCGCTTATCCCAAACGAACCAGGACGGCGACGGCGGGAGCTTGTCGGCATAATGATTGGCCCCCCACAGTACGGTGGGGCATTGGAGCGTGAGAATATGCGACGGGTCAAACGGCTCATCGTCGCCAGCCACCGGCGCCCATACCAAGCTCAGCGCCGCCTTAGTACTGCCGCTGTCCCATGCGCCACTGCCGTTGCTTTTATTCGTCCCATACGGCGGGTCGGCCAGCACAAGGTCAACCCCGCGCAGCCCCGGCAGCACGTCTCGGCAATCGCCGTGATAGATTTGTATCCCCTTGCCATCGTCGTAGTACGGCATCAAGCTCACCGGCTCACCGCCTTCGCCCACTTCAAGGCGTCCTCCCACTCCTGGTCAACTAACACGCTCGCGTCATCCTTCGCCGCCTTCGCCCCGAACAGCGATGGGCTGACGGGCGGCGCAGTTGGCGCGCCCGCCGTTAGCGCCAGCGCCGCGGGGTTCGCCGTCGCCTGGGCCTGCGGCTTCTCGTCATCGTCAACCTGGCCGCCCGGCGTCGCGTCAATGCCAAGCAGTTCTTGATCCAGGTCGCCCACATCGGCGGCGATCTGGCGAGCGATGGCCGGGTCTATCTCGCCGCTCTTGATGCGCTCCGCTCGCTCCTGCGCGCGGGTGAACGCGACTTGCGCGCGCTGCTGCTGATCTCTCAGGTCGTTGTCGTCGTCAAACGATAGCTCGGTTGTCGCCGGGAGGATGCGGTCGCTCACCGTTTGCTCCCACCACTTGAGAAACGCCGCGATGCCGATACCGCGCGACTGCTCCTGCAAGATGACCGACTGCGTGCCAGTGCCGAGTCCCTGCCCGCTAAGCGGCTGGATGTCTTGCAGCGGTATCCCTATCGCGTTTGCGTAGATCAAGTACGCGTCGTCGAGGTATTGCTTCCAGTCGAAGCCCTGCGGCAGTTCTTTGAGGATGACCTCGACGGTGCTGATCGGCGTGTCGGACGGGATCGCGCCGAGGATAGTGCCGAGATAGTAGAGCAGCCCACGCGCTTGCGCGTCCTTCTCGCCGGCCTTGATAAGGTTTTGCAAGGTGACGTCGCCGATGCCTTGCACGAACACCACTTTGTTCGCGCCGGTGCCGGTGACGAACTCGTAGAACATCTGCCGGCCGGCGGCGATGGCGGCGATGGTCTTGTAGGCGCGAGACGCGGCCGAGTAGCCGACGCCGTACAGCTCGGCGCGCGGCGAAGGCTGATCGGCGTACACCAGCACTTGATCCCATCTCAAGAGCTGCGGCGTGCCGCTGACGGGCATGTAGCGCACGGGATAGGCCAGGTTGCCGGTGCGGGTGCAGCGTAAGCTGTCAAGGTGGTACAGGCCGGTGATCTTCGCCCCCGGCGAACTGCCCGTCACCTTCACTTCGTCAAATGCATCGGGGCCGGCGGCTTTGGTCTTGATGACCTGCGTCGCGTCATCCGCGCGGCGGATACGGACGAACACGCCGTTGTCGGTCGTCAGCAGGTCGCTCATCAGCTTCTCGGCGAACAGCACCCAGCCGTCGCCGCCGTCGGCTTGCTTGAGGAGCGCCTGGCTGTTCTTCACCCGCAAGTTGCTGTCCTTGCTGTCGGTAATCGTGAAGCTATGCGCGGCGAACTTAGTCGCGGTGCGTGCGACGGCCGATGCCCACATATCTTCGCGGTGGATGGTCGCGGCCAGGGCTACGTCGCGCCGCCAGCTCCAATGGCCGGGCAGGTCGGTGTAGGCTGGCGCGCCCATCATGAACGGGACGGCGATTTGCAGCGCCGTCCCGCCGTAGGATGAGGAAGCGGTGTCGCCGTGGATGGCGCTCGGTGCGAAGCCGTTAGTCATTGTTCAAGCCTCTTTGTCCAGCAGAAATAGCGAAGGCTATCGGGGCCGTGGTTGTGCGCGTCGATTGGGGCGCCGGTGTCGGTCTTGCGATAGGCGGCCATCTCGAACCGCAGGTGCTTACAGCGCGGATGAATGAGCACGCGCCTGCGGCCGTTCTCGTCGAGCGCCAGCATCCGCCGCGTGGCCTTGATGCTCTCGGCGATCGATGACGGCTTGCCGCGCGTATAATAACCGGCGGCGTGGAAGCGCCCGCGCAACTCCGCCGCCGCGCTATCAATGGCGATGTAGACCGGATCGGGATAGCCCATCGCTCGCACATGCGCGATGTGCGACTCCTCTAGCGTCTTGACGGCGTAGTGCTCGGCGAACACGCAGAGTTGCCCGTCGGCGCGCTCCTGAATGAGCAGGAACACGCGAGGGCTACTGTTCGCCGTATACTGCCCGGTTGTCGGGTCAAGCGCGCCCTCGTAGCCATCGTCAACCGCCCAGTAGACCACGCCGCCGTCGTCTCGGTAGTCAGCCGCGTCCGTCACGTTACCGTCGGCGGGGCCGTCTGACCACACGTCGTAGACCTGGCCGGCGGCGGCGGCGAACGCCTCGATGTCATTCGCGGGGTACTCGCGTAGCACGCTCACCGCATCGCCGTAGGTCTCCACGAGCTTGCGGTCGCGCCACTCGGCGGTACGGCTGGGCCGCGCCCGCCAGTCGAGAAAGACCGGCGTGAAGCCGTTACCGCCCGCCTGCGTCGCCTGCCAGAACTGATGATAGGCCGTACCCTGCCCGTCGGCACTGCTGATAATCCAGAGCTTGCCGCCGTCGTCGATCGTCGGCTTGGCCGCGCTATAGAGCGCCGCGCCATAGAGCATGAAGGCGAACTCATCGAAGATCACCAGCGACGCCGAGAACGAACGACCGGCGCGGCGGGTCGCGGGCAGGCTCTTGATATTCGAGCCGTTTGCCCACTCCAGTTCTTGCGTGTTGTCAGTCGTGAGCGCGGGCAGCTTCGCCCGGTCGCGGTGATGGTCATACATGAAGCTGATACGCTCGATCAGGTGGTTCGCCTCAAGCTGGCCTTGAGAGAAGATCAGTACGGTCTTGCCGGGGTGCGAGACGCAGAGCCACAGCGCATAGCCGCAGGCGAGCCAGGAGATGCCGAGCTGCCGCGCCTTGAGGATGACCAGCAGCGGGTCGGTCTCCATACGCGCAAGGACGTCACGCTGCGCCGGCCACAGATCGAACGGCACGGCGGCCGCGCCTTCATCCTGTGGCGTCTTAATGTCCGTGCGCGCGATAAACTCGGACGCGGGCATCGCCGCGCCGCCGTCCTTCGCATGAAGCCGGCGGCGGCGCTCTCTGAGTAGTACAAGATCGTCGGTTGTCACCGCGTAGGTCACGTCAGCCCCCGCGCTTTTAGCTCGGCGTCAATCTCTTCATCGGTCATCTGCGCCGCCTGCTCTGGCGTCAGGTTGATGTTGTAGTTACGAGTCGTCTCGCGGTACACGCCTGGCCGATGCGCTTTGAGCAGGAAGATCAACAGCGTGTCACTACTGCGCTGCGCCCGCACCCGCGCGACGGCCTCCAGGCTGTCACACGCATCCTCGATTGCTTCGTCCCACGCATCACGGAAAGCCGCGTTTTCGTCGCGGTTGCGATAGGCGGTCCTGCGGGTGATATGCGCCTTCTCGCACGCCGCGCGCACGTTGGCGGTGTTGCGGAGCGTCGAAAGGAACACCCCGTACCACTCTCGCTCTTTTTCTGGTGTAGCGTTTTCAGTCATAAGCAAATGTTACAGTTTGACAACTTTGGCTTTGTTATGCCGTAAACCACTTGTATTATACACGCTGTCGTGTTATACTATATCCATATTCGTTAAACGAAAGGAACCCTCATGAAAACCCCGAAGTGTCCCCACCCCGCTGAACGCCTGTACGCATGGACTGCCCGCGATGACACCGCGCCGGGCGGCAAGGTGTTCTGTGTCTGCTGCTGCGCATGCGGCGCGGTGCTGAAAGGTGGCGCGAAGTGAACAAGCAAGACAAGGGCAAGGGCGGGCTGCATCATCGCGGCATCCAATGGACTGACTTCACATGGAACCCGGTGGGCGGCTGTCAGCACGGCTGCCGGTGGACAATGCCGGATGGCACGATCGCCATCTGCTACGCGGAAGAGGTTGCGAACAAGTTTCGGGCGGGCTATCCGCAAGGCTTCGCTCATCACTACTGGCGCCCGCAGAACCTTGACGAGCCGTTGAAGCTCAAGGCGCCCGCAAAAATCTTCCTCGACAGCATGGCCGATCTGTTCGGCCGATGGGTGCCGGAAGAGCAAATCCAGGCCGTACTTGATACGGTCAGACAAGCCCACTGGCATACCTTCCAGGCGCTTACTAAGAACGCGCCGCGCCTGCTGAAGTTTGACATGCCCCGGAACCTTTGGGCAGGCGCATCGTCCCCGCCCGATCAGATGCTCGGCCAGCATCTTACGAGGGTGCAGCAGGAAAGGATGTTGCACCGCACCCTGGAAACCCTGTCCGAGCTGCCGAATAACGTCACCTGGATTTCGTTCGAGCCGTTGTCGTGGGATGTCGCGCCCATCGTTGCCGAGTACCCCGGCGCTCTCAAGTGGGCAGTCATTGGCGCGGCGACGAACGGGCCGAGGATGTATGCGATTGACCCCGGCATTGTTCAGAACCTGCTTGACGTGCTGGACAGCCAGAGCGTGCCGGTGTTCTTTAAGGGCAACCTCGAAGGCAACCCCGCCGCCGAGCCGTGGCGCGAGTTCTTTCCTGGCTATGCGCCATCGGCGTTTATGCAGGGTGTTCATCAATCAAGCCTGTTCGAGTAGCGCGGCGTAGTGGGTCGTCTGCTGCCCCGCGCCTGTCCCCTCGCCGCAGTAGTACCCATTGAAGCGGCGGAGCGTATAGCCCGCCGCTTTTGCGTGTTCGGCCAGGAGCCAACGGCAAACGGCCAGGTAGTCGCCGTGTAAGTCGTTGCCGAACCGCGCGACCGCCGCGCGCAGGCTCTCGACTGACCACGCGCCGCCCACCCTGAGCTTTTGCCGCAGCCCATCATTCACGACAACCCACATGCGCGGCGCGAATGGGCGTTCGCTCGTGAAGAACGCCTTGACACACGGCCACGGTTCGCCGTAGGGATCGAGGTCGAGCACATTCACCGTCAGATGCGCGCCCGCGCCCACTTGTAGCGCCCGCTCGCTATCGGCTTCGTACACCGCCCACGTCGGGCGTTGCGATGCGAGTAGGCTTGATTTGCGCTCGTCTTTCTCGAACACGACGCCCCGCGTTACTCGGCTGTAGCAGGCGCGGTACAGCGCGCCGATACCGCCGTGCGTTTCCATCACGACGGGTTCAGTGACTTCTCGGAGCAGCGCCCGCCGGAGCGCGGCCTTTTGTCTAAACGTCGAATTGTCCTTTTGCATCGATGTACGCCTGGCATATCTCGGTTATCGCGTCGCCCCGGTTGACGCTGCCCGTCGCCTGGATTGCTTCCTCGAAGATATGCAGTTGGTCGATATACAAGACCGCCTTGATTTGTTTACGCTTGTCGCCTAAGTCGCGCCCGTTGCCGTTCAT